AGAATGGGTAGTGTTGAAGTTACCGCAACATCAATTGCTAAGTTTTTAATTATTAATAACTTAACAATTAATGGTCCTAAGATGAAAGACATGAGTGTGTACAATAGTTATGATAATACTAAATTAAAGAGTCTTGAAAATAAGGTACAAAAATCAATTGATGTGTACAATGCGACAAATTAAAAAATGAAGATATTTATATAAAAAGAAATATTATGAATACTAAACTAATATTAGATAATTACTTAGGTAAGAATACTAAAACTACGGAAAAAGATATGGGTGACGGTACTAAACAAGTTTGTGATTTAGATACTGGTGATTGTTATACTATTAGAATGAGAGATGGTTTAATTGAGAGAGTTGATAACACTATCAATAGAAACAGACGAGTTCAGGTAGAAACACATAACGGAGTTAAACAATTATTAAATGGATAAGAGCATGAAAATAGATGTTAAAATTTTAAATGAGTTAAAAAGATATAACTCAATTAATAGATATATTACAGAACAAGACGCGGGAGCATTACCTCCACCACCAGCTGATGAAGCGGGAGCATTACCCCCACCACCTGATGCGGGAGCGGTTCCACCTGATGCGGGTGCGTTACCCCCACCTGACGCTATGGGAGCGGTTCCACCAGCAGCACCTGATGCTGCAGGAGGAGAACCAATTGCCGAACCAATTGATATAACATCTGACCCTGATGTTGAGAAACTTGACGATAAAGGAAAAGATAATAAAGAACTTGAAATAACTGACTTAGTTAAATCTCAAAAAAATGTTGAGAAAAAACAAGAAGAGTATTTCGAACAATTATTTGGTCAATTAACAAGTCTTGAAGAAAGATTGGGTGATATGGATAGTATTGTAGATAAACTTAATAGTTTAGAGGCAAAAATTGAGAAATACAGAACAAAATCACCTGAAGAAAAAATGGAACTAAGAAGTTTAGATTCGGGACCTTTCAATCAGAAGTTAAGTACTTATTTCCAAGATAATGAAGAAAAATTTGAGAAACAGGGAAAAGATGAGTATATTTTAACTCAAGACGAAGTTGAAGATTACTCACCAAGTGACGTAAGAAAATCTTTTAGAGATTTTGAGAATAATAAGGAACCTGATAACTTTAAAAGAATACAATAAAAAAAAAACGAGTTTAGGCTCGTTTTTTTTAACTGACAGAATTGACTGACAAGAATTTTTAGACTATAATTTAGTAAACAATTTAAATTAATATATATGGCGACAAACAGTTTAGACGCGGTGTTATCTCAGTACGAGAAAGCACAACAAACGGGTAACTTTACCCCAAAAATGTCTCAAGAAGACAGAATGAAAAGATACTTCGCAGCTATCTTAGAAAAAAATGAAAAACAAGGTCAAAAAAGACTGAGAATTTTACCAGCTACTGATGGTGGTTCACCATTTGTTGAAGCTTGGTTCCATGAAATTCAAGTTGACGGACAATACCTTAAATTGTTCGACCCAGGAAAAAACGACAATGAGCGTTCCCCACTAACAGAAGTTTATGACGAGTTAATGTCAACAGGTAAAGAGAGTGATAAAAAATTAGCGGGTGATTACAGAGCACGTAAATTTTATATCGTTAAAGTTATCGACAGAGACAGACCTGAAGATGGTGTTAAGTTCTGGCGTTTTAAACACAACTACAAAAATGAAGGTGTGTTAGACAAAATCATTCCTATTTGGAGAGCTAAAGGTGACATCACTGACCCTGAAATCGGTAGAGATATTATCCTTGAATTAACTAAGGCTAAAACACCAAAAGGAAAAGAGTACACAGTTATCCAAACTGTTATGTATGATGACCCAGCACCTGTTCACGAGGATAAAGAGGTTGGTAATGAGTGGGTAAATGACCCATTAACTTGGAGAGACGTTTACTCTAAAAAACCTGTTGAATACTTAGAGGCGATTGCTAATGGTCAAACACCAAAATGGGATACTGTTTTAGGTCGTTATGCTTACGGTGATACTGACACATCTGAAGAAACATTCGGTGGAGCGTCAAAAACTAAAGTTGAGACTGAAGTTTTAGTTGATTCTCAAGTGAATGACGAACCTGAAGAAGACTTACCATTCTAATTGAATTATTTCATGATAAACCCCATATTTGGGGTTTATCTTTTTAAAATTTATTAATACATTTATTTATGGCAATTAAGAAAAAAGAAATATCATTAGACACGATTAAAGGGAAGTTCTCGACTAAAACAAAATACAAACCTGACAGTTTTTACTATTGTGGTGAAGCGTTTACTGAAGCATGTGGATTACCAGGACCAAGTAAAGGTCACATCAATATGTTTTTAGGACACTCAAACTCATCTAAAACAACCGCAATGATTTTAGCTGCAGCGAACGCACAAAAACAAGGTGATTTACCTGTATTCATTATTACTGAAAGAAAATGGAATTGGGAACACGCGGTTGAATTAGGACTTCAGGCTGAACAAAATGCTGAGGGTGAATGGGATGGTCACTTTATCTTTAATGATAGTTTTGATTACATTGAACAAGCAACTGAATTTGTTAACGACATTTTAGATGCTCAAGACAAAGGTGAAATCCCTTACAACGTTCTATTTTTATGGGATTCTGTAGGTTCAATACCTTGTAAGATGACCTTTGATGGTAAAGGTGGTAAACAACATAACGCCGCAACTTTTGCTGATAAAATTGGTATGGGTATTTCAGCGAGAATATCTAAAACTAAAAAAGAAGATGTTCCTTATTGGGCAAGTATGGTGGTTATTAATCAACCTTGGGTTGAGTTACCTGATAACCCATTTGGACAACCTGAGATTAAAGCAAAAGGTGGTGAGGCAATATGGTTAGCATCTTCATTAGTGTTCTTATTTGGTAATCAGAAGAAAGCGGGTATTAATCATATTACCGCAACTAAAAATAATAGAACAGTTGTTTATGCAACAAGAACAAAGATTTCAATATTGAAGAACCACGTTAATGGTATATCATATAAAGATGGTAAAATATTAGCAGTTCCTCAAGGTTATATCAAAGACGATAAAACTGAGATTGACAAGTACAAAAAAGAATTTTCCGAATATTGGAATCAAAAATTAGGTGGTGAAGGTGACTTCAAACTTAGCGAAGTTTTTGAATCCACTGAACAGGAAGAAGAATTCGAAGATTGATTGTAGAACCATTTAATGGTAAAAAATGACAAAAACCCTATTAATTGACGGGAATAATTTATTTAAAATTGGATTTCATGGTGTAAAAGAATTTTACCATGAAGGACGACATGTGGGCGGGATTTGGCACTTTTTAAATACCATTAGAAAATTTATTGAGGAACATAATTTTGATAAAGTAGTAGTATTTTGGGATGGGGAAGATAATTCCTCATCTCGAAAACTAATATACCCTCAATACAAAGAAAACCGTAGAGTTTATAAGAACTTTAACGAAGAATCTTATCACCAACAAAGACAACGAATCAAACAATATTTAGAGGAAACATTTGTTAGACAAATTGATATTCCTAATAATGAAGCTGATGATTTAATTGCACATTATTGTCATATTTCCGAAACTGAAACTAAAGTTATTTTTTCTGACGATAAAGACCTTACACAACTTATTTCTGATAAAGTGAGTATCTATTCACCATCACAGAAGAAAGTGTATAAGAACGGGGATAAAATCAAAATTGACAACATTGAGATACCCCATCAGAATGTTACAACCTATAAAATACTGTCAGGTGATAAATCTGACAATATAGATGGTATATACTACCTTGGTGAGAAAACATTTATCAAATTATTTCCTGAGATACTTGAAAAAGTGATATCTGTTTCCGATATTTTAACAAAGGCCGAGGGTATGTTAAAAGAGGATAAGGAAAACTCGGCCCTTAAAAATTTATTAAGTGGTAAAACAAAAAATGGTATATTCGGTGATGAATTTTTTGTTATTAATGAAAAAATAGTTGATTTGTCGAACCCTTTAATTAATGATGATGGAAAAGAAATTGTAGAACTTTATTACTCAGAAACTTTAGACCCTGAAGGTAGGGGGTACAAGAATCTGATGAAAATGATGATGGAAGATGGTTTATTCAAATACCTACCTAAGAGAGATAATGAATGGGTGAAATTCTTGACACCCTATTTAAAATTAGCAAGAAAAGAAAAAAGAAAGTTTAAAAATTAAAAGTATGAAAGAACAAACGGCAACAAAATTGGAATTTTTAATGAAAGTGAATAACAACATTATCGTTCAAAGACTTTTTAACATTAAAGATTATAATCCGAAAGCGAAAGGCTCGACAGATTTGTATAATCTAATTAAAGATTTCAAGAATGATTTGGAACGAGAATTAAAGATGAAAACTGCAACATATATGTTGGATAACATGTATGAAATTATGAACAACCCTTCAGTACTTGATACATCATATACTGATGGACCTGAGTCTTTTAGTATCTATATTAAAGAGGGAGACGTGACAATTTGTCATAGAGAGTTTGATGCTAAAATCTACCCTCCAAAGATAAGATACACTGTGGACGTACGCCCACACCTAAAAAACTTACTTATGTCTTTGACTGACATTTTTTCATCTAAAAATTTAACTTACGAATATCTTGGAATTCCACTTGAGGTTTAATATTTATGATTAATACAATATAAAAACATATGAGTTCTAAGAAAAATTTTGATTATTTAGGGAGTAGTTTTCAACTACAGTTATTAAACCAAATTATTGTTGATAAGGAATTTGCTAGGTCTATTATTGACGTAATAGAGGTGAATTACTTTGAAAACAAGTACTTTAAATTAATCATGCAGATGATTAAAGAGTACTACGTTAAATACGAACATACACCAACGTATGATACGTTAGAACAGATTACAAAATCTGAACTACAACAAGAATTGGCGTCAAAAATGGTTATTGATACCATTAAAAAAATTAAAGAGTCACCTATTGAAGGTGGGGACTTTGTTCAGGATAAAGCGATGAAGTTTTGTAAACAACAAGAACTTCAAAAAGTGATGAACAAAGCACAAAAAATCATAGATGGTGGTGAGTTCGAAAACTATGATAAAGTTGAACAATTAGTTAGAGATGCTTTACAAGTAGGTCAAAGAGAAAGTGGTATGTCAGACGTGTTTTCTGACTTAGATTCTGTTTTAAATGAGGACTATAGACATCCTATACCAATGGGAATACCAGGTATTGACCGATTATTAAAGGGTGGTTTAGCTAAAGGTGAAATTGGTGTTGTTTTGGCACCAACAGGTGTGGGTAAATCTACGTTATTAACTAAAATCGCGAATAACGCATTTAATTTAGGTTACAATGTTCTTCAAATATTTTTTGAAGATAATCCTAAGATTATTCAAAGAAAACACATAACTTTGTGGACTAAAATTCATCCTGACGATTTATCGACTAAAAAGGATGAAGTTATGATTGCGGTTAAGGAAATTAAGGAAAAAATGGAGAACCAATTAATCCTAACAAAATTACCGTCAGATACAATATCAATGTTCCAAATAAAAAACCAAATCAGAAAAATGATTGCTGATGGTAATAAAGTTGATATGGTTCTTTTGGATTACATTGACTGTGTAATACCTGATAGACAACATAGTGATGAATGGAAATCTGAAGGGTCAGTGATGAGGTCTTTTGAGGCTATGTGTCACGAACTTGATTTAGTTGGTTGGACGGCAACTCAAGGTAATAGAAGTTCAATCTCATCTGAGGTTGTTACTACTGACCAAATGGGTGG